TGTGGCAATTTTTGATACCAACAAAAAATTATATTCTGATGATAGGTCGATCCTACTCAAGCCTTACATATTAAAAAATTTTGGAGTAGAGTCACTCGACAAGCTTCACCAGAGCACTAGGTGCACTGTGTGCGATGTATGGCAGATGGTAGAAGAAGTTGAGGTCGAGATATTAGATTGCTTGGGTTGTTGACCATTGCTGAATATCTCTTATAGTTGGCAAGCCAGAGCCTACAACAATGAAGCTCAACTTTGAACTCTGTGGCGTCCAGCTCAAAGAAGCTGAAGCCACTTCCCTTTTGAACATTGACGAAACCACACGGTCACTGACTGTTGACCTTGCTGACCACGTTGACATTGCTCTTCTGGACGCTAAAAAGCTTTTCAGCTTGAGCATTGAAAAGCAAAAGCCTGAGCTAGCGGCACTCGCCGCCAAATTGGCGATCAAGGTCCCTAATGCCAAAATTGCCAAGAAAAAACAACCTGTTGAGCGTACGGCTATCCCAGACTTAGAAGTCAATGCTCTGACAATCGACGAAGGTATTGAAAAGCTTTGCAGTGAAAAAACATTGTGTAGCGCTGGGGCCGCGATGATCCTCAAGTCTTGTTCTATGCGTGACAACGAGACTCTGAGACAAATCGCCGTGGATCATGTCAACAAGCTTTGGATTAAAGATATTAATCCTCGTTCGACTGTCTTTAACGGTTTTAAAAAGGTCAACGGTCTTTACATGCCGTTTATTGCTCGGGCTTCTAAGGGAACGATCACTTATCACAGCTCGCCTCTTTACAACTCTGTTCGTGAGGGTGCGTCTTTTCTCGTCAAGAGTGGTTTTGTGAAGGCTGTGGCTGAAGTCGAATTTGGTTCAGAGCAGAAAGAGCTGAAGGGCAGCGAAACCTTGTTGAGGCGGAAGGTCTACCGTTTCACGCTCACAGACGCAGGTCGGGAGCTGATCAATTCTTGGGGCGATGCCGAAGACTTTATTTTTAATTACTGGAACGACCGGCTGAACTGAACAGACCGGCTAAACTTCATGGACCGCACAAGCGGTCCTTTTTTATTGCCATGAACGTCAACTACATCACCACACGAGAACAGTTCGAAGAAGCTTTGGCTCAGCTTTGGACGATGCCTAAGCTGTGTGCTGACTTTGAAACTACCGGGCTCGATGCTCGTGTGCACGAACCTAGATTGCTTCAGTTATGTACGACAGCGGAAGTGGAAGATAGAACTATTTACGTAATAGATTTCTTTAAATGTGAGGACACTACAGGTCTTAAAGAGCTGCTCACTTCTCGTGAGATGTTACTCTTCCACAACGCTAACTTCGACTTACAGTTCCTTTTAAAGCTAGGTATTGATTACAAGCACAAAATTTTTGATACTTTTATTGCCGAAAGGTGTCTCGTAGCTGGTGCGAAAGAAAAGAAAATCAGCCCTCAGACGAAAAAAGCTTTCTTCGCTGACGTACGTTGCAACCTTAAAACCGTAGCCGAACGTCGTTTAAATATAGAACTTGACAAAGAGCAGCAAGTATCAGATTGGTCGAAAGAAGATCTCGACTTAGAGCAGATTGAATACGCAGCAAAAGACGTAGATATCCTTCCAGCGATTGCAAAAAATCAACTAGAAGAATTAGCTGCTGAAAACCTTCTAGAGGTCTACACCTTAGAGAGTAAAGTAATTCGACCTGTAGCTCTTATGTGTCACTATGGTTTCAATATCAATATTAACAAAATAAAAGTACTAAAAGCTAGGAAGCAAGCAGAGCTTGACACAGCTACTAGATTGTTCTGTGAGTCTATTGACAGGCGTCTACCTGATGCGAAAAAACTACCTAGACGAGCTGACGGAACTATTGCAATCGGAAAAAATGCTAAGAAGGAATTCAATCCTGGATCAAATGTCCAGTGCATCAAGTATTTTAATGAGATCGGCACTGCTTTACCAACTGACTCTGGAACTGGAAAGCAGACACTGTCGCAGGTAGCATTATCGGAGTTTGACAGCGATGACGAAACACTCAACTTACTCAGAAAACGAACAAAACTTGAAACTGCGCTCGGGCATGTTGACAAGATTATTGACAACATTAATCCTGTTTCTAACCGTATGCACAGTGGTTATAATTCATACGGAGCCAACAGCGGACGATTCACTTCCAGCGGATCTAAAAGAGTTACGGGAAAGAAGAAGAAAGAAATCTGGGGAATCAATATCCAACAAGTACCTAGAGATAAAGAATTTAGAGAGTGTTTTATTCCCACTGAGGGCTTCAAGTTTCTTATCGCTGATTACTCTCAAATCGAACTCAGACTTGCAGCGGAACTAGTAAACATACCTCAAATGATCCAAGCTTTTAACGAAGGTTTAGACCTCCACTCATTAACAGCGAGTCTCATCTACCACGTTGAGATCGACAAAGTTGAAAAAAGTCAGAGGCAAATGGGTAAGACACTGAATTTTGCTCTGCTTTACGGTATGGGTTTCAGGAAGTACAAAACATATAGTGCTACATCGGGAAACATAATAACTTTATCGGAAGCTAAAACCGCTCACGCTGGGTTTCACAGAGCTTATCCGCGTCTGCGGGAGTGGCACAGAGAAAGAAGTGCGATGGTTGAAGATGGGTGGACATACGTACGGACTCCGATCGGTAGGCGTAGGTTGCTGAGTTACGACGATGCAACGATGTCGGCATGTGCGAACACACTGATTCAAGGTGCTGGTGCTGACATCTTAAAAATTGCTATAGCCAAGCTAGGTGAGCATATATCGAACGAGTTCAGGCCGATCGCCACGGTGCATGACGAACTTATTTTTGAAGCTGTTGAAGACAAAGCAGATCACTACAAGGACGTCCTGGAGACCTGCATGAAGGAAGCGGCGGAAACCGTACTGAAAAAAGTGCCAGTAAAATGCGATGCTGGTGTTGCGGAAAACTGGTCCGAAAAATGACCTTGACTATTTGGCTCCCCTCAACAGAGGGACGGGACGTATTCACAGCTAAAACCGATAGCGGTTATTTCGGCTGTTTTAAATCACAGGATTATCTTGTCATGACACCAAACTTTTTTGCAAAACCTCTCGAAGCGGCTAACGCAGCTCGTCGTTTGAAAAAAAAGATGCAATCAAGTCCGACAATTAAAGCGGTGACTAAAGTAACAAAAAAATCATCAAAAATTAAACAAAATAATAAAAGACAGGTAAAGTTAACGGGCAGGCTTTACACCGTCGAAGAGACTCAAAAGATGCCTCTTCTAAGATTTCAAGAGATTTGGGTCGTCACCCACGGTGATGATTACGTGGCCGACTGCTTGAACACAGAAAAAAAACAACTGGTTTCGTTCACACCCAACAAAGAAAAAGCTAAAAAATTTAAAGATCACGAAGAAGCTAAACGTGCGATGAACACTCTCAAGGGTGTGGTTGGACCTGGCTTCAACCTAATGAGGTACTGGGTTCGAGTAGACTAAAATTAAAAATTATTACTCGAAGTCATGAGGTACGCAGGGGATTATTTTGGCGTGAGTATCGCTGAACCAGAAAATCGCGATAGTTCAAAACTGCTGAGCTACTTCCCTGCGCTCCGTAGTACTTACGGTAAACCGAATATCGGAAAAGATAACCCAGACCAGATTAAAAAACCTGGTACAGGTACAGCATTTGGTGGTTCAAAACCAGGTGAATTTTAAGTATAGTTAGATGTATACGGCGTATAACTGAATCAATGACCGCTTCTCGTCGCAAATATACTCCTTCAATTATCGACCAGATTCGACTAGCGGGATCTCGTGTAGGGCTTGATCTGGCTGGATTGTTTGAAGAAAGTGAAGACGGGGAACTAGGCTTCGGTGGTTTCGTTCCTTCCTTTACGACAACTCAGACGAACAAAAGTCGTGGAAATGTTTTAACTTATCGTCCGCAAGCTAGGGCTACAAGCACAACTGAATTTTCGTTAACTCCGGAGGCGGATCCCTCCACGATGAGTCAGAGCCAAAGTCAAACCACGTCGGTTAATCTGCCAGGCGGAGATATTGTCGATCCTGTTACCAAAGAACCCGAAAAGCCTAAATACCCCGATTTAACTGAATTAGCGGGCAAGTATGGTCAAAGTTCACTCTTTGGCGCAATGGATTACGTTAAGGCAAAAGAAGAGGGATATTCAGATGAAGACATTCTCGGATATTTAAGACAAAATCCGCAGATGCTGCATGAGACAAATAAGCCAGGTAAGACGACCGGTCTATTTGAACAAATTAATCGAGGTGCGGTTGATACGTCTACAGCAGTTCCTCGCGACTGGTCAGTACAAAACCTAAATTACACGTCCACAGAGGGAGGTGGTCAGGCGTTCAGGCCCGCTCAGACATATCAAAACGCTCCTGGTATCTCTACAGCCTTTGGTCAAAGCAGTAAATACTTCGGTGGTGAAGATCTAACTGCTGCTCGACAGTCTGGTTATAGTGACGCTAACATTAAATCGTTCTTAGAAAAAAATCTTGATCTCGTTCGCGGTCCTAACGTACCTGGTGGTGAAAGCGAAATCGGCCAACTTTTGAAAGATTTGCAGACCATCGCTCCGCAACCGGTTAGCACTCCGAGCGGAGGTGGTGGCGGCGGTAGCTCAGCGCCTACAAGTAGTAAAGGAACACCGATTGGTTTCAGTGCGACTGGTAGTACGGCAGGTTCCGAAGACTATTTCGGAGGTGCTGACATCAGACAAGCCTTGAGTCAAGGTGCAACAATTAAAGATATTCAAGAAGCTACTAAAGCATACTCACAACAAGGTAAAACTAGACAAGGCATGGCGCCAGGCGGAGAATTTTATGAGGCGATCATGCGCGGCGATCTTAGTTTTGCTCAGTGATCGAAAGCTATAACTTAGTAGTCTTTAAAGAAAACAACAAAACAAAGCTAAGCGTCTTCGCACACGACGCTGCCCACGCGCAGGCGCAGGCTTTGGATATCGCTAGAAGTTTAGAAGCAGATAAGTTTGAACTTGTTTACGGTCTAAACAAAGTAAGTAGACTTAGTGATCTATATAGGAGACTCGCCTACAGCGATTTTAAACACCAAGAGTGCTTCGAATGGAAAGGTCCTGTAACTAACCAAGTGCCTTCTGTGTATGCAGTTGGTAAACGGTTTTACATACGCCCACTGATACAAGGTTATTTAGGTTTAGATAAAGACAAAGTAGTAAAAAACACTTGTAAAAACCCTAAGTGCATAAATCCTTACCATAATCATTATTTAAACAACAAAAACTCAAAACTCAGTGGCGGCGACGTCCAGATGGCGTTAGCATTCCGAAGCCAAGGCGCGAGCGTTCAGCAAATCGCCAAGGCACTCAACGTCCATAGAACAACGATTTACCGGACTCTCAAAAATGAATGTGTTCCTATTGGGGATCAGGATCACTGACGAAGCGATTACTGAAGACGGCAAAGTCAACGTTATCGCGGAGTCTCTTCCTGCGTCCAATAAGAGAATCGCGACAAAGGTTCAGCTAATTCAAAAAGCCGACCATTATGTCGGTAAACTCCTGAGCGACCTAAAGCAGAAAGACGAAATTCTTGCAATCGGTCCAACTAAAGCCACGCCGGATGGTGTAATTCAAATGCAGCCGATGCTTGTCGTGACTCGCGACAACTTCTCTGACATCCTCGCCATCAATACATTCATGGCTTGTGGTGGTCTTGGACCTAAACAGGAAGAGAACGAAGTTGGCGACTCAACAGTCACTAATCGCTCTATTGCCTGGCAAGCTCCGGACGACAAAGAAACAAACTGGTTCAAACTCACAGCTTGGAATGAGAACTCTAAACAGCTTTCTGAGCTACCCAACGGTACTCCCACGATCGCCGTGGGTCGTGTAAGCACAAGCGAAAAAGACGAAAAACAGTATCTGAATTACTCAGTAGATCAGATACTTTATCTTCCTAAGGGCACGAAGTCCGCGCCCAAGAAAGCAGCAGACCCTGAAAAAGGGCAAGTCTCTGCAGCGGCTCTCGGTTCAATCAACTTCTCTCTGTGATCAATCATGGTTTTTATTGCAGGAAAATTTGCGGCTGATGAAATTCTTTGTCAGGTCCCGCCCCACACTCTCCGCATCGATCTTCAGCAGCGTCGCTGGAAATCCGATAACGATCCGGATTCCGCGATCACCGACGCAAACGACAACGGCATCCCTATTGAATTCGTGTTGCTCGGGTTTACTCCCTTTTATGGGAACCTCGGCATGCGAAACCACGAAGAATTCATTCGGATTGCTTACATTGGTGTGTCTCCTTCACATCGTTTGCTTCCTCCTCGATGCGTTTCGACTAGCGTTATTAGCGGTAAGAGCAGTCAAAAGAACTTTATTTCTTACTTCCAGACGCTCTACAACAACCGCATCAACGTTGCGGAGGTGGTGACAACTACCAAGTTTGTGCAGCGTAGCTTTACTCAAACAGACCCTGCAACGGGAGCTGATACAGGTAAGGTTAACTACAACGTCTTAGAATTTTTAGATAGGCCAGTTAACGGCAAGGATGAAGAATTACTTATTAAAGATATTTCGACGTGGCTCAATGGTGATGGAGGAGAGCTGGTATCAGCTGCACTTCGTTCTCATATCTCCGGTGCGAATTTGGTTGAACTACCTCTCGGGTCGGACCACGGTGCAATTAAAGCTGCTTTCGACGAACAGCATCCGAAGCTTGAAGGCGACAAGGCTGTGGGGCTCGCTGCTCTGCCTGCAGGCGCTGGTGAGCCAAAATCAGAGCCACCAGCACCCAAATCAGACAAGCCCAAAGAGCTGACTCAGGAGCAGAAGGACGCTCTCAAAGCTGCTGGTTTAGAGATCTAAACTGGTAAAGGAAGGGCAAACCTGCTAGACGGGGTCGCTTCGGCGGCCCTTTTATTTTGTAAAAAGTTCATGCAAAGGAGGTAATTCGTATCCATCAGATGATATACGGCGAGCAAGATTTTTAAAAAGCATTTTTTGTATCAAGTAATTAGCATGTACTAAATCCAGCACTTCATATAACGTTTCTACATCTCTCAGTTCCTTAGCTTTGTTCATAAACTTCGTGTGGTAAAACTCTGTGTCAACTGACATATAATTTCGTAAACGATCGACAAGATTAGACTCCATGAGTTTTTATAAAGTTCCAAATTATATCTTCAATCCTATTGCCGATCGAAATATCTGCGAAGGGCAAATTGTACTACCTCTCGATACGACAGGAGAGCTAAAAGAACAATTAAACAGATGCGGACTCACCAACATAATCACTGCAAGTGATGAGACCTCTTACATGGATCGCGACTGGTGGAACAAGCTCCCGGAGTTCGACTGGGCAGTAGCCATAACTCAAGGGATTGGTAAGACAGTTGACTGGGTCTTAGAACCCAGCTACGAACTTGCAAAAGAAGGTCTAGTAATTCTTGATAGGTTGACTTTCTTAGAGCCCACGCGGGATCGTTCAGACTTCTTAACGTCAAAACCTTTATCGAATCTGATCATTTTAAACCCGCGACCGAAATTTCGTGCGGACCAAACAAAATCAAAGGACTCTGTAACTTCTGCGTGGTTTGTGTTTAGCAAAACTCACGACCGTAAAGATGGAACAAACATTGAATACGAGGTAAGCTGGCAGCGACCAAGATCATTTACTTGAAAATGAAAGGACGACTGCAGCTACTGATGACGGAGTATTTAGAAGCCCAGCGGGAAACAAACAGGAATCTCGAAAAAATTGCTGCGCTCATGATCAGCAATCAGTTGTTGCAGGAGTGCGTCGACTACCAAGGGAATACTCGCGAAGCGGATGCTATAGCAGAACTCGTAGCTGATTCATTCTCAGCAGGTCTGTGTTTATTAAACGAACTAGAACAAAGAAACAAAGATTACGATTACCATAAACGAGAATTTTTCGTCGACGATGAAGAAGACGAAGATGACGACGAGGGTATAGCATTAAGTTCGCTTTAGAATAAACGAAGCTAGCAAGATATCTTGGACACTAGAAAAACTATAAACGGATTACGTCACTATAAGTGCCCAGGAGTACCTGACTATCTTCCTTCGGTCACATCAATTTTAAGTGCTACACAATCTGCAAAAACTCAACAAAAACTAGCGCACTGGAATGTCATGAATCCTGGTGCGGCAGATGCTGCTGCGGCACGAGGAACATGGATACACGAGGCAACTGAAAATCACATTCGAGGTTTAAAGGTAGTACCACCCGAAAAATATGCACCTTTCTGGAAAGGTGTTCCAGAACGTTTAGATAACCTGCTCGAAGGAGGCAGAGTTCTCTGGTCTGAGCGGCCTTATAATCAACCACGCTGGTCTAAGTATGTTGGTGACGACGGCGTAGGACGAATCTTTTACTACGACTCCAACTCTGGTCAAGGGTACGCCGGTTGCTGCGACCTTATTTATATGGATAACAATGCTGAAATTATTCTTGCCGACTTTAAAACTTCGGCAGGTCCGTACAGTGCGCGTTTCCCTAAAAAAGATCTAAATATAGACGAAAAAACTAAGAAAGCGCTTATATCTGGAGTGTTTAAAGTTAAAAAAACTAGACTACAATTAGCTGCTTATAAGTTAGCAGCTGAAGCATGTTTAGGGATTAAAATTAATAAGACTCAGATTATTGTGAGCACCGCTCTCGATGAATACGAGACACAAGTGTTTACATTTGGTGAAACTGAAGTAGAGAAGGACGAAGCGGCCTGGCTGCAACTCGTTGATAAATTCTTTACCGAGGTGCGACCAGCTCAAGCAGCCTGAAGACTGCGTGAAGCTTCCCTCAAAGGAGTTGTCAGCGCGGCCAACTCAGGCATAATGTTAGGACCGTGCAAGACCTATGAACTTCATTTGCTCCATCAACGCTAAGGTAGTAGGTGCTCTAGATAAAAGAACAGGTAAGATAGAAGCAGGTGGAGACTTTTCAGCTTTTAATTCTGGTTGGCAGCACAAAAAATTATCTGCTCAAGAAATAGCAAAACAGATCAAAGAAAGGAAGGGTCTTTGTGCGTGGCATCTTGTAGACGGCAAACGAGAGAAAGATAACACTCATCCAATCGAGGCTGGCCTCATAATTATTGACATTGACAATCAAGCAGACGGTAAAGACAAAGATGGTAATAAAATCCAAAAGCAAGAGCTTACGTGGGAACAGGCTAAACAACTTGAAATCAGTAAAAAATATCTGTCACTAGCTTACAACTCTCCGTCAGGAACAGAAACATGGCCTCGTTTCAGGCTTGTTTTTGGTTTAGAGAAACCAATTATCGATCCTGATTTTTATCAATGGTTTGTTCGAGCAATAGCAAAAGATATCCCTGGCTCCGATATTCGTGCCACGGCGGCTGTTAATCTTTTCTACGGTGCGAAAGACGATAAAGATATTCTGTACGTTTCAGACAAATTTATTCCTGTAAAAAAAATAGATGAAGCTCTTAAAGTCTATTCATCTTTACCGCCTGAAGATAAAGGAGATAAAGCTGATGTAGTCGCCGCTCTTACTGATATTGATATAAGTGATGAAGGTGTTGATATTAAAAAACTTTTGTCAAGGTCAGTTAAAAATATTATTGATGGTGAACCAGTTGATGATAGGTCTGCTGCGGTAACAAGAGCCGTTAAGGAAATTCTCGGTTGGGTCAACTGGCTGCGAACCAACAGCATTTCTACGTGCGTCTCACCATTGACAGTAGCACACAGTGCGTTCTATGCTGTCTATGCGTATCCCCCGGAGGTAGACAGCAAATTCACCCGCATCGTTGAAAGCATCCGCGACGTCGACTCGATTGAGCCATCCATCGTTATGGCGTCCGAACACGACCAAATTGCGGCTTGGAAGAGACTTAAGTCAATCGACTCCGAACTGTTCAATGCGGCTGCATCAGACGAGGTCAAGGAGTCTATAAAAACAACGAAACCAAAACCAAAAAACTCAATCCTTTCTTTTGACGATTTCTCAACAGAAAGTAAAGAGACATCAACAACATTAACAACAACACAACCTATGACAACTCCAACCACGCCGGCTCAATTGGTAAATCTTCAAAACGCTCAACAGCAACAGAGAGCATTTGCTGAGAATGACGTCGCGGATATTATTGCTACCAGTCAAGGTGACAATTACTTCTATGAAAGCCAGCAGGATATGTTTTATACATACGATGACGATAAAGGTGTCTGGTATAAACAAGACGAACAACACGTAAAGAGGAGAATAACGAACGCACTAGACACATTTGTCACCGCAGGTGTACTTGCAAAGTACCAATCTTCAACTGTTAACAGCGTCTATGCAATCCTTCAAGCAAAGATGTTGAAGTCAGTCGACGGTGGGCGATCAAATATCTTTGCCAAAGGAAGAGGATATATACCTTTTAATAACGGCGCTCTTAACAGCGAAACACTTGAGTTCATTCCTGGTAAGAACAAAGAGCTGTATTTTCGTAGTCGACTCAATTACGACTGGGATAAAAACGGTAAGTGCCCTAAATTTCTCGTATGGCTAAATACTGCATTAAGAAAAAATCAGGCCGTCTTAATTAGAGCTTTTTGTAGGGCTCTCTTAACGGGTTACACATCGGGTGAAAAGTTCTTACACCTTGTCGGTCCAGGTGGAACCGGCAAGTCAACGATGCAGCAATTGCTGATTGCACTGGCAGGTTTTAACAGCACCCACACAACCAGTCTTGATCAGATAGAAGGTAATAAATTTGAAACCTTTAACATCATCGGTAAAAAGCTTTTGCTGCTTACTGACGAAGCTAACTACAACAAAAGAATGGATACATTGAAGAAGCTTACTTCTGCTTCGGATACTCTGCGAGCTGAACGAAAGTACGGCAAAGAGATGATCCAGTTCAAGCCTGAGTGTTTGGTCTGTATCGCA